AACCACCTCTTGATCGCCCAAGACTAACAATTCTGAGTGCTCGGCGGCTCAGTTCGTGGATCGTGATAACCAGTGCATAAAGCACGAACACAACCGTTCCAACGATCCAGCACCATGCGAGCCAGAAGCGCCACATTCAGCCTACTTCTGCTCTTTCTCTTTCAGCGCCTTGGCACCGAACTGATTAAGCGACTTCAGGAAGTCGATGCCCATGCCTTCGAGCAGGTTGACTTCCTCGCGGGTCATGCCCTCCCACGAGGTTTCATTGCTGCTGAACGGCGAGCCGTCGTCGTTGGTAATCGTGAAAACAAGCTTTGCGCGCATTGTGTTCTCCGGTTAGGGGAAGCCGCCGCCGGATCTGAAGGGTGGCCCTTCGGTTTGACCACCCGGTTTTCGACGACGGCTTCTTGGTCAGGCGAAGGCCACAACGAGGCCGGGGACGTTTCCGCCACCGACTTCGGCGAGGTCTTCGTCGGTCAGTTCGACAATCACTTCAGTCGTGTCCATGTTCATCCTTCGATTATCTTCCTGCGCTTGCGCGACGTTGTTTCAGCAGAAACAGTCAAGGTTTCAGACTGTTGCCCCTTGTAGATTGAGCGCAGGCGCGTCTCCAGACGAGCATGTGCCTGTTCAAGACCAGCCTGATAGGCATCGGTGATCCTCTGAATCTCCTTTTGGAAGTCAGAGTAGGCCGAAGCTATCAGGCTTGTCATGTCGCTCATTTCAGGAGCGAATCATCAAGGCGTGACCGGAGGGGTCGTCTGACCGCCCTTGATGGTCTGCTGCGCCGATGCGATTGCGCCGGCGAGGTCGGCGATCACTTTGGACAGGTCACCACGTTGACCGGCGGAAATGCCCAGTCCTTCGGAAACGTCCATCGTGTCCATCGACTCAAGCGACTTGGCCAGCGACTTCTCGGCCAGCATCTGCAGTCGTTGCTGATGCGACAGGAGGTTCTGAACGGCAAACTCGGCCATAGCCTTGAAGTTCGCGTTCGTAACGCTGTCGAGGATTCCAGGGTCCAATGCCATAAGTTACCTCTTGAGGTTGGTAAATCGGACAGAGCATGTACACGCTCTGCCATTCGCCGGGTGGCGAATCCGGTTCATCAGGTCGTGCCGCCGGTAAGTTTGAACACATAGGTGTTCGGCGTGATGGTCACGGTCGCGCCGGCACCAAGGTCGAAGGCGGCAGAACTGAGTTTCGACCACGCGATTGCATAGCTGCCGCTGACGCCGATGACGGCGTACTGGACAGACGTTGCAGCACCGCTCAGGGTGATGATCAGCGCGTCGAAGTCAAAGACTGCGGCTGAGGTGTCGCTCATCCGGACAGAGACGTTGGCCAGCGCCTTGAACGTCGTCGTACCAGAAAGACCGACTCCCGTACCACAAGACGCAAACGTCGAACGGGTGAAGTTGCTGACGGCTGCGGCGCTGGTGCCCTTGACCAGCTTGATCCGCATCTCTGCGGTGTCGAGATCGACTCCACCGTTGATCAGATACTTCTTGGCTTCGTTGTAAACCTTCCATGCCGATGCGGCCATTTCACTTGCTCCCTGCCGCATCTGCGGCATATTTGAGGATCTCGGCGATCATCCCGTCGCCGTGAACCACCAGTTGAAAATCGTCTATCTTGGACAGGATGTGGCGGACAACACTCTGGAAGTCGTTCGCCTGGATCACCATCCACGGATGACACCTGAACTCCCTTGAACCCACCTTGAGCTTCTGTACGTTGTCACCGTCGTTTTCCGGCTGCTCGTAGGCGTGGTGCGCGTCCTCCCGGATGCAGGAGTCAAGACCGAATACCTCGACATTCCTGAAGCCGAGCATGGCGAGCAGGACAAGTGAACTGGTCGCAACGGTCGTGCCGCCATGCACCGGATACCACTCGCAGGAGCGGTTCAGTTCCTCAATGGCCTCGCGCACGGGTTCGGCACTGCTGGAGTGCCACAGCCACGTCTGGTCCGGCGGCAGGGACTTGACGATCTCGTGGTCGCACTGGCTGCTGATCAGGTACGTGCAGGTGTCAACGATGGGCTCGACAAAGCGCCTGTTGAAGTCGCGGGCGTCCACCATGACCTGCGCTGCCGGCTTGATCCCACGTGAGAGCGGCCAGTTGTAGGTGCCGTTCATCGTGATGCAAGGGGTGCCGGATCTGCCGGCCTCGACGATCTGGGCCTCGAAATCGTTCAGGGATGGCCCGCCGGCAAGCAGGTAGACGACATCGTGGTTTGCGGCGTGGGGGACGATCTCGCGCAGGTTCAGGGAGATGTTCGAGCGGATGTTGGCCTTGATCTTCTCGTGCTCGACGTTGACGCGGGAGGCTTCGAGAAGGTCATCGACCGACAGGTAGCGCGAGACGTAGAAGCAGGCGAAGTGGTCGGTGTAGTGGCTCCAGTGGACGCGGGCACCGAGGCGCTGGAAGGTGTCGTGCCACCAGAACGGGGATTCGACGGTAAGGTGCAGGGGTTCGCCTATCAGGGCGCCCATTACGTCGGGCTCGGTGGAGATGGCGAAGTAGACCCGGCGGGCGGCGTTCAGGATGTTGGTAAGGACGAGATCGACGTCGGCCGGAGGGATGTGCTCCATGACGTCGGTGCAGAAGCCGAAGTCGAACGTCTCAGACAGGTCTAGTGGAGTCGTGAGGTCGTGCTGGAGGAAGCGCAGTCGCTCGCCGAGTTTGCTTCGGACTGATTCGTCAAGGCAGTTGGCTGCAAAATCGACAGCACAAACGGATACCGGAGCTGACGACGCAATTCCGGCAGCACCGCGTCCAGTTCCGCATCCGAAGTCACAAACACTTGCACCATTTCCAGGTCTGGCAAGACCGAGGAATCGTTCGACATGATGCTCCCCAGGCGCTACACGACGGTAGGCGTCGTGACGCCAGACTTCGGTGTACTTACCGGCTTCTCCGTCCACGCTTCTTACCTTTCTTGCAGCCCATGGTCGTTCTCACTGAATGGTGACTTCCTCTACGCTGCCGTCGGCACGCTTGACCCGTCCGGCCACCATCCGACCGTCAGGCCCGCGCACACGTTCGACCCCGACCACCCGCTTGCCGTCCTGCATCTGGATGAACTCCTGCATGGACTTCTGCAGGGTGTTGACCTGCTCCATCATGGCCTGCGCGGCTTTCTTCTCCATCATGTCCTCGTCGGTGCGCTGCAGTTCGGCGGCCTTGATCGACTGGGCAGACATGATGCGTTTGTCCTCGATCTGGGCAGAGCCGCCCTGCTTCATCTGTTCGATGGCGATCTCGACCTGAGCCTCGTACTCCACCTTCCACTTCTCGAACTCCAGTCTGGCCTGCTCGATCTGAACTTTTGACTGCTCCTGGATCTGGATCTTCTGGGCTTCGAGTTGGTTGTCGGCCTGCGCCTTCTGCATGTCCGCCTGGGTCTTCATCTGCTCGATGACCAGCGGCAGAGGAGGTTGTGGCTGCTGCGGTGGAATGGTCGCCGGGTCGGTGACAAAGCGTTCCGGAGTGGTCAGGGAGGCGGCTTTCGCCATCTCGATGAGCGTGGTGTAGAGGTTGGCCGGGGTGACGATCCCGGTGGGCATGGCGGCCAGTTGGGACTGGTACATCGCTCCGAGGGTGGCCAGCAGGCTGTCCTTGTTGCCGGTGCCGAGGCCGACACTGATCTTCACGTCGTTCCGCTTGCGCCACATGGACGGGTCGATGGTGACCCACTTGTTGCGCAGCCGGATGACCTCTTCGGCGTGGCCGTGCTGGAGACAGAGGCGGTGGACGATGAGGAACAGGCGCTCGACCCCGGAGGCAAACAGGCGGGCGATCATCTCGACCCGTTGGGCCGCCGAGTTGGTCAGTTGGGAGATGCCGGAGGCCGTCTTGTTCAGGGCGTTGGCGTCCGTACCTTGGAAGTAGGCGTTGATCCCGGTGCGGTTCTGGCGACGGGAGTCGAAGAAGCTGATGGCCTGGACCGCTTGGCCGAAGACGTTGGGGACTTCGACCGGCATGAACTCCTGCGGGGGTTGGCCGTCCACGCGGATCACCCCGCCGACACGGACGTCGAGCATGTCGGCCATGTTCACACGGTCGGACACGGCAATGCGCGGGTTGTTGGCGAGGTTGAGGTTGTTGATGGCCGCGCGGGTGAGGTTGGAGTTCACGTCCTCGATGTCGGCCACCGAGTCGGCCAGCGACATGCCGATGTGTCTGTGCGCTAACGGTATAGGGCTGATCGAGGCGACCGGGATCTCCTCGCACTCCTTGCGGTACAGGACGGTGGTGCCGATCAGGACGACGTACTGGAGTTCGTTCAGGCCGTCGCCGTCGTAGTCGTGGCGGATCCAGATGTAGCGGACAAGGACGCGGCGCATCGAAGGATCGCCGAAGCCAACGTCCTCGTTGTTCCATGCGGTCTCGTCATAGAGGTCGCGGGCACGTTCGACCACGCCGTCGCGGTCCTCGTCGTCGTAGGTGTCGGAGATGTCGTCGGGGACGTTGAAGCCGTCCGCCCGGAGTTGGCCGACCGTTTTCCAGTCGTAGAACTCGAAGTAGTTTGCGCCTTCGAGGGTGTGGTCAGGAGTGTTGATGTCGATCTTGCAGCGTTCGGGGGCTATGGTGCAAAGTTTGACCGAGCCGCGCCGGTTGGTGCGCTTGAGTTCGACGTCGTGTAAGAAAGCAGGCTGCGGCGGCTGAGGAGGTGCCGGAGTCGGAGCACCTTGCATCATCGCCTGTTGTGCGGCCTGCTGAAACTGTTGCATGGCCTGCTGGTAGGCCATCTGGTTGCGCTGGTCGGCCTCCTCGTTGGGCCTCTGGTCGTGGGCCGCAATGGTGACCTCCGGGTCGTTGGCGAGGAGTGTGAAACCGTCGTCGGTCAGGTTCTCATAGAACTCGGACTCGATGATCGTGCGGTCGTCCCAGTAGGCATAGCAGTAGCCGTTTTTCAGCAGCAGGGCGTCGGAAAACCAGTCGTTGCAGACCTGATGCCAGTTGTTGCGCTGCGTGATGACGTAGTTGATGTAGTCCGACTCCTGGTCGGCCATCTGCTCGTCTTCGGGGCCTTGGGGGTCGAACCGGCAGATTTCTGCGCCGGAGGTAAAGATCCGCAGGAGGGACGGCTTGGTCCACTCGACCACCTCGAAGGTGGTGCGGTCACGTACCTGGGAGGTTCCGACCGGGGCGGGGTCGATGTTGGTGCCGAGGTAGCGGTCTATTGATAGAGCGCGCTCCTGGGCCAGTGTTTCGTCGTTATCCGAGCCGTAAGCTGTTTCGCTAAAGGCGTCGATTGCGGCTATGAGGCGCTGATTGCGCTCCTCTTGGCTGATTCTGGGCACTGCCTACCTCCGGACGAGCCTCCTGCCGGTCCAGCCGTTGCTGGAGGGCGCTCATCTGGGCGGATAGTTTAGCCACAGATTGTGTCAGGGCGTCAACCTTTAGGATTAGGGAGCGGAGGGAGGCTTCCAGAGGCTTGGTGGCCGAGGAAAGGGCGGAAGTTAGGGATGCCGGCATTAGTCGTCTTCGCTTATCCAGCCAGCAACACATCCATAACCAGTTGAATCGCGGTATGCGTCAAAGATTTTTATCAATTCACTTGGATTTCCATCGCACCGCACGATTGTTCCCGGTGTGTTCCACACATTTATAAGATCTTTAATGTTGACTCTTGACTTGTGTATTGCGATGAAGACAGGAGGCTCAATTATTGAGAACAGCCTGAGTTCTTTGTCACTGAATATCATAGTGAAATCAGCGGTCAAAGACGCCGCGAACCTTCATTACGGACAATTCGATTTGGAGTCGGCTTTTTTCGTATTCGAGTTCGGCAATCCGGCGGCGCAGGGAGTGGATGGCGAGGGCATCGTGGTCCGCCGGCCTGGTGTACTCCCAGGAGATCAGTTTGAGGCCGAGTTTGTAGAGTAGTTTTCTCATGAATTACGGTATTGCAAGGTGAGGGTACTGGATCGGTGCCATCTTGGAGGCATTGCGGGTAAATTCTAGGCCGCGACCGATCAGGGAGGCGGTGTCCACGGCGTCGTCCACCCGTCCGGCGGGGAACTGAAGCCATTGGGACAGCACTCGTGCCATCCACGGCTTGTTTTTTGGGATTTTGATCTTGCCCATGCTGGCGAGGGCCTGGAATGGGCGTGCGCGGGTGGCCTTGTCGTTGATTGAGGCCAGCCACTCGATGTTGCAGTAGGCCCCGCGTGCATCCATGCGTTTGCGGAGGAATGGTTCGACCGAACGGCGGATGGGGCCGGCCTCACCGAACCACGTCATAGGCTTGTGGGTGACGATGAGGTTGCACATCTCCTCGATCCAGCGGTCCGGGGAGGTCTGGCCGTACCAGTAATCTAGAAGCCAGAGGTCTCCACCAAAATCCACACCCCAGATAGCGTGTTCGGTGAAGTCTCCGCCTCTGTCAGTGACGGCGAAGTCGCTGCTGCCGTACTTGTGCAGGGTGGACGGGAGGTCTCCGTCGTCGTACTCGATGAACCACTCCTTCTTGAAGAAGTTGCCTTCTTCCGGGACCGGGTTTTGCTGGTAGAGCGCGTTCCAACTCCTTGCGTCCCTTTGGGCGTCATGAACCATCTCCTCGGTGAACCACTCTGGCCACAGCCGTTCACCGGGCTTGCGGCCCAGGGCATCGTCGGTCTCGGCAATCATCGGCAGGCTGATGACCCGCCACTTGGAGGCTTCGCGCAGTAGGAGGCGACCGGCGAGGTCGTCCTCGTGCCATCGGGTCATTATCAGTACCTGACGCGCTCCCGGTTTCAACCTAGTCAGGAAGTCGTTTAGGTACCACTGCCAGACAGTCTCCCGACTACGCTCGCTATCCGCGTCTTCGCGTCCCTTAACAGGGTCATCGATAATTCCAAGGTCTGCTCTACGTCCCGTAACCGAGCCT